ATAAAATATTGCACCGTTTTCCATAATAGCATGAAATAATATAGCACGACCTGTAAGAGCGCTAAGACCAAAGATAATACAGTCACTAACTTCTCCGTGACCTTTTTTAAGATCATACAAATACTCCTTTCTTATTTGTGCATAAGTTGGTGGTATGTTTGCGTTTAAATAAGCCATAATTTATCCTCATTTAATTGTACCCCAATTTGGTCCAGATTCATAGTCCACTTTATTTGGTACTTCTAATTTAATTGCAGTTTCCATAATGTTTTTTATTTTAACAGCTTGGTCTTCATTCTGTATAGAAAAACAAAGTTCATCATGAATCTGTATGTGTGGTATGATACCTGCTTCGTATAACTTAACCATTGCCTTTTTTGTCATATCTGCTGCTGATCCTTGTATCAATCTGTTTAAAGCTTTGTATGTAAACGCTGGTCTATAGTGTTTATCAAAGTATTCAAGATTAGGATCTCCTGGTTGAGAGTTTTTGGTAAGCTCTGCAAGATATCTGTTTTCTGCTTCATCTTTTTTTAGAATAGGCACAGGGGACTTGACTATTTGTTTTACACCATCTACTTCTTTGTATTCGCTTATTTCAAATATGCCTTTCTCTGCGTTCCATTCTTTATTGATAGGTTCCCATTTATCAAACCTGCAAAACCTATCTTCTAATGTAAAAATATTTTTATTCTTTTCTGCAAAATCTTGTAGTCCTTGTGATAACTTTCTGACAAACGGTACCTGACTATGATATTTTTCAAATAATTCTTTTGCTTCATCGCTTTCTAATTCTAAAGATCTAGCTAATTTATTCTTGCCCATGCCATAAAATAACCCTAGGTTAATGGTTTTTGCCTGTTTCCTGGTGATTTTAGCCATTCTGGCTACGATTTTGTGAAAATCGGTGCTTGGGTCCTCATTATATTCTTCGGCCATCTCCTCGGCTCCATGAAAGCCATTCTTTAAAGCATAGTGTACAACCAGTCTAGGCTCCTGTTGTGAGTAGTCAAATGATCCCCACTTGTGTCCTTCTTCTGGTAAAAACAATTCTCTTATCTTACTACCTAATTCACTTCGTGCTGGAATCTGTTGTAGGTTAGGATTACGCATAGAAAATCTACCTGTAACTGTTCCACCTTGGTCTGATCTTATTTGATTTATGTCTGCGTGTATTCTGCCTTTGTGTATAAATTTTAAAATACCGGTTACAAAAGTGTTAAATAGTTTATCTAACTGTCTGGCTTTTGCAATCATTTTTAAATACTTATTTGTATGTGATTCTAAATATAATTTTGTTATACTAGCCCGTCCTGTTTTAGGCGTAACTTTATAATCTGTAATCTTTTGATGATCTAATAAGGGTTGAATAGAATCAGCAGCCCAGACATCTATATCAAGATTAGTTTCTTTTTTAATTGTTTTTAATATTTCAGCTTGCTCTTTTTTAAGAGTGTCTCCAAATGTTTTTGCTTTTTCTTCATCAACTCTTACTCCTAAGAATCTCATCTCAACAAGACACGGAAACAATCTTGTTTCTATATCAAATATATTTTCTAAAGTTTTTTTACTTTTTGATTCTGTTCCTATTGGAGTTTTAATTATCTTTTCAAATTTATTCCAAAGTCGTAATGTAAGTGACACGTCCTGTTCTGCATACTCTGCAACTAAATCATACGGTAGTTTATGCATGTTAGTCATTGGATCGGATATACCGTGTAATTCTTTTGCTTTATCTGTGAGATCGTACTTGTATTTGTTGTCACCCAAATAATCTTTTGCTAAAGAGTCTAAAGTATACTTTGGTCTATTTTCATCAATAATAGATGCTGCAATCATTGTGTCATACACAGGTCCTTTTAACATCATACCTGTAGCTGCCCGTATCCAACAAACGTCATACATGGCATTATGAAATACTTTTGTAACATTTTCGTTTTGAAAAATTGTTTTGTTTAATTTTTTCCAGACTCTATTTTTTCCGTGATTGTTTCCTTTGTGTGCTATTGGATAATATAATCTTACATCATTAAATGCTACAGCTATACCACATACTTTACCTTTACCTACTATGGCCCCTGATCCGTGAGTCTTGAGGTCTGGATCGTGTGTCTCTAAGTCGACAGCAACAATATCACCATTTGTTATAGCATCTAATTCTTCTAATTCTGGTATCACTTATAATCCCTCTCAATAATCATTTCTATAAAATGTATTGCTTTCAATAAATCTTCTTTACCATTTTTATCTTGATGTCTTATAATGTATTTAATAGCACATCCTTCTGGATATAGCAATTTATTCTCTACTACAAACTTGCTTGGCTGTATAACATACTTTTGATAGTGGCTCCCGCCGTGTTGCTTGTCCCACACTTTACTCATTACATGTCCTCCTTTCCTGCAAACGTTAAGTTAGTTGTACTTTTTAATAACCATAAAGTTTTTCTTGCACGTGAACATGCAACAAACTTCATTCTCTTTTTTGAAAACGGATTTTCTTGTCTTGTTAATTTAAAATCAAATACTACGTTATCAAATTCTTTACCTTTAATTGTATGTATGTTTTCTAAAAACACTCTTTTCTTTTCTAAGTCTCTGTTGTTATTTACAATTTCTCTAATATAATTTTTCATTTGAATTGTTGAAACTTTACTAATCTTTTGAAAGTCATCTATATTTTTTATGCCAGGGACGACAAACCCTTTGTCGACTAACCATTTAATATCATAGCTACCACTGTCTGCAGCTTCTAACTGTTCAATTGTTTTTAACTGATACTGTGGATGCATACCTTTAAACATTGCTTTGATTTTAGTTAAAGATTTGTATTCACCTTTTGAAAAACTTAAAAACTCTCTTTGATTTTTTACTTCATTAGTTGGATATTTAAATTTAAATTTACTTTTTTCTTTGTTAGGTATTGCAACTGGCATACCTATCTCCATTAAATAGTTTATCATTTCCCTAGGTTCTCCACCTCTGTATGTAAATATAAAATCTTCAGTGGTGTTTTGTATTCTATTTTTAAGTTCAGACGCAAAAGGGTCTTGCGTCAAACTAGATAAATTAAATATTTCACCTTCTACAACTACTCCTGTCCTGTTTCCGTTCTCATCTAATTCTTCTCTAGGTTTCCATGTTCTAGTGTAGTTATACTCTTTCCAGATATCCTGTATTATTTTTTTACAGTATTCATTTATAACTCTAGGACAACGATAACCTTCTTTTAATTCTACTTCTGGATCTGCAAACTCTCTGTGAAACGAGTCAGGATCAGCTCCTGCAAACTCAAATATAGCCTGGTCTGGATCTCCTGCTTTGTAAAAATAATCTACGTTTTCTGACATTACTTCCTCAGCTTTTCTCTGTATGACACTAGAGTCTTGTGCTTCATCAACTATTAATATTTTTATATCTTTACATAATTTTATTGACTCTTCTTTATTATTATAAAAATCTTCTACCATATCTTGAAAGTCAATTATTTTTGTAGTTCTCCCGTTTATTTTTTCATTAGTTTTAAATTTAATATAATATTCTTGCATTTTAATTAATTCTTCAGCAGTGTATTGATAGTCCTCTTTTTCTTCAAACGTTAAACTTCTGTAATAGTCTAATACTTCTTGACCATTATCTTTTGCAAAACTTATAAATCTAAAAAAAGGATGTATTGCAAACAAACCTTGTATGCTGTTAAATTTTTTATTTGATGTATATTTATCAAACATTGGATACAAAGTTTTTAAAATATCATAGTCTTCAATTAAAAAAGCTTTTCCTTTTACACGGTTCTTACAAAACTTATGAACTGTAGTTACATTCTCTTCTAAAGATGCTTTTGATTGTTTTACTAAATGAAAGATCTCATGACCTGTTTTCTTTTGAAAGTCATCAATACTTTGATCTTTGTATATTTTATCTCTGATATGATTTGCTGCTGTATTCGTGTGAGATATAACAATCATATCTGTCGGAGAATAATTTTCTACTAAATGTTTGTAGTATATTTCGACTAATTTAGTTGTCTTACCTGTGCCGGGCGGTCCTGCTATTCTAATTTTTTTCATGTTCTATCTTTTTTGTATCGTCTCCTAATACTGAATATTGTTCAGTGTCGGAAATAAAATGCCATGTTGGACATGACACTTCTTTTTTAGTTACGTCGTTGTATACCTTTCCATTTAATTTTTTAGCTTTCATAATATGCTTTAGATTAAAACATATTTTTTTTACTGATGTGTTATCTTTTTGAGATCTAAAATACTCTACTAATCTATTTAATTTAAAATGTAGATCGTGAGTTTTTTGATCTACATAACATCCTCCATCTAATAATGCATCTTGACCAAAAGAAACTGTAGCTTTTCTAATAAAAGAATAAACCATTATCTTAAACTCGTTGTCATCACTCGCTTCTTCATCTGCTTCTTCAAAAACTCTTTTTTCTAATCTTGCATATTGAAAGACATGAAAATCTCCTGGTTTCATTTTTAATACTGCTGGATGAGGAAAGTTTCCTGCATTAGCTAATATGTTTACCCATTTTTGTTTATCTATAATGTCAGATCCTTGCATAGGGACTTTTATTCTAATGTAACCATCGCCTGTTCTATTTTTTACATCAACAGATTCATAAAAGATTGGAGGTTTACTTGTGTATTCTGTAATATCGCCAACAGCTTGTTCTGCTTCAACTAAATCTGCAGCTTGTTCTGGACTTATTCCACACAAATGTCTAACACATGCAGAGGAATCACAATGTTTTTTTATCTGCTGTCGTTTACATAAGTATTTATATTCTCTGTCAGTTGATTTTAATACTGTATTATCTATTTCTTTCTCTTCTAACGGCCTCGCCATGTACTCTTGATTAAAATGTTTTAGTAAAGTCTTTGCATCCATCTTACTGTATGCTTCTATTTTATTAACACCTTTTTCTATAGCTCGCATAGACCAGGTATACATGTGTAAAAGATAATCGTTTCTATTTTCGTTTGGAATCTTACCATCATTTAATTTCAAACAATTTTTTGTGCACGGTAAAAAGAAATCTTCTAATGTTTTTTCTTTTGGTTTTTTTACTTTCTTTACAGTCTCCTGCACTTCTTCTTGTAAATAATCTATTAAATCTGTTTGTGCATACTGATCATACATTTCAAAAAACTGATCGATTGATGCATCCTCAAAATCATCTGTGTATGCGTAAGTGCTCCCTTCTTCATGATTAAAATATGGCATATTAAGCCAGGAGCCATCTTTTTTATCTGCTAGTGATGTTTGCATTGGATAAACTCTGTCTAAAATATTTGCAAGACCAAGCTTACCTGCAAATTTTTTCATAACTAATTGCACTTCCTCTGCACTCGTAAACTGTTTCATAAACATATAAACGTGTGCTCTACCACTTTTTGACCTAAACATTATTAATGGTAGTTTAAGTTTTCTAATTTTTTGTAATAAACCTTCGTAGTCGTAATTATTTACATCAATATCTATTGCACCCCATTTACAGGTGCCATCATCTTTTAACGGAAAGATACCTAGTCTGTTACCAACACCATTGAGATGATTCTCCCAAAGTTGCTTGGTTATAGGTTTATGTTCGATCCAAGGTCTACCTTCAACTTTTACAGAAAGTTTTTTATCATTCTTTTTAAATTGACCGTAAGCTCGTTCTAATCCTTCAAATATATTTATAAATTTCTCAATCATATATTATAAGTGGGCGTTTCCACTCTCGCTTAGACGCCCACTACCTAGGATATTATAAATCTAATGAAGCTTTTTTTACTTCTTGATTCTCATGTTTTGTTTGAACCTCACCTTTACCTACAGATTCTGCAAAAGCTTTTGCCATGTCATAGACATTCTTGTCTTCAACTGGTCCTACCTTTGATACATCCCAACCAAACCATGTTCCTTTGTCGTTAGACATCTGAACGGTAGATAGATTATAAATGTGGCTGTAAGTTGGCGGAGTAAACAAACCATTTTTCCCCTGCATTTTGATACCCATCATCATTGAGTTCCATTTTCTACTGACTTTAAGTTGAGTAGATTTCATAGAAATCAAAGCTGTAGATGGATTATCACCAACAGTTAATACAAAGTGACTTGCAGTATTCTCAAGATAATTACCATTCGGTAATCTAT